GTATTATTTTCGCCTTCTTCCGTATATATTTGAGAACGGACGCGGTCTGATGCCCAGCCAAAAGAAAAACCGTTTAACCCGTTTACGGCGTCGGTGGCTGCTTCGAATATATTTGCTAATTGGACTAAACTCATTTTTTGCTTTTAGATATATCATCGATTACCTTTTCTTCTGCCGCCTTTGATGCAAGGTATTGAAAGACTTGGTACAATTTTGCTTTTTCTGCTGATTCCATAGGTGTAAATCCTGTTAAATTAAACAATCCAGACTCCGCCACTTTCTTAATTGTCAAGTACCAACCGTATTTTTCATTAAGCCTTTCACTTGCTAATTGAGATTTTCCATCGCCCTTTGCAACATAGAGGTCTGCAAATCTAAGGTATATCTCTCGCTTAACTTGGTCAAAAAAAAAGCAACCTCGTATGATGTTTGCAAGGACATTTGTAAAAAGTCAACTTTGTTTTGCTCAAAGAGTTCGTCTGAATAATCTTCGCCCAATGGTTTTAATAATACCGCCATGATGTTTAACAATCCATGAGGGTCACCGTTTTTTACTTGATTCATTGCCTTGTCGTATTGCGCCGCCATTGTAAACTCAAGTAGCGTGGATTTTTCCATCAACCTTTCTGGAAGGGTGTAAACCTTACCGTTAAAATCGTACAGTTGCTTATATTTTGTTTCGGCTGGTGTGTTGATGGCGTTCATTATCTTACTGTAAATGAATACAAGGTATTTTAATTCTAAGCTATCCGCCACTTTGCCAAAGCAAGCATCAAGGGGAATGCCTGTAAAGTAGTTTACCACCTTTGCCATGTATGGGTATCTTTCCTTTGCCTCCCAGACCTCGTCCATAATTTCAAGGCGTGATTCAAGTTCTTTATCAAGTGTATTCCATTGGTCAATTAAAGAAGGAAGGAAACGACGTATGTTGTCCTTTACCTCCTGTTCTTGCAGTATTTTGCCTAAGTCACAAACAACGTCTATTTGCTCAGCGTTTTTTGTATAAACTTTTAACTTCTTTGCATACGGTAAAATCTTTTGATAAACCGCGTCCCGTTCATTCATGTATTGAATGGCTTCTAATTCAACCTTTGGATGTTCGGGCAAAAGGAATTTGGCAAAATAGATGTATTGCTCCAAAGTAATATCCGCCGCCGTTTCGGGGTAATTGTACTTGATGGCTTTGTTTCCGATGTTAAATATTACCATTATCTTCTCCTTGCTTTTTTGGTTACCACGGCAATATTATCAGCCAATAAATCGCCATTGGTTTCGGTTGTCGTTGGCACAAAAGGAACTGGTTCTGCTTTGGCATGGCTAACCAATGGAAGGCTGGGCGGTCGTGTCCATTCCCTTTTGATTCCATTCCCTGTAAGCTTCACGGCTTTTTCAAGGTGACCTCGCATTTGCAAGTATTTCTTTCTTTGCATTGGCTTATCAATGATTTCTTGCGTAATCTTTTCGATTAAGTCAATGATGATTAACGCCTTTTCTTTATCTGTCATATTTCTTTATTTTAATTAAATGCAAGTAAATCGCTGCCTTGCGCAAGCCTTGAAAATATATACCTAAGGGAATCGCACCCGTGGTTATCGGCGTCTAAGGGCGTGGAAGATTTGCGGTCGTTCCAAATGTAATTTCTTAACTCATGCTTTAAGTTATACGACTCAGGGGTTACAACAATGGTATAATCCAGCATTTTCTTTATGCCCTCAACGATTGAGCCAGCCCCTTTCTCTGCCTTTTGTACATTCAATCCTCTTTGCTGCAAAGCCTCAATCAAACGTGGTTCACTTGTGTCCGCAATTACCATAGCGTTGGGGCTAACGAAATGGTTCATTTGCTCAATGACTGCCTCGTATGAAAGCGACTGTTTATAAATGATTTCTTCCACGTATATTTTCTTTCCCCCTTTGTCAACCGCCACTTTAACTAATGCCAAAGGGTCAGGGTAAAAGCCGAAGTCAAGCCCGTAACCAAACGGAAGGCTAACATCAAACTCCCCCTCAACCCAATTATCAAATATTACCCCTTGTTTCCTATCCAGCCATTTACCTAAGAACCTATGAGCGTATGCCTCAGGTGACTTAGTTTTAATGGCTTCAATCTTTGCGATGTAGTCTTTACTTAGGTTGTGGTAATTATCAAAGTACGTTGTATGTATGTGGGTAATATCGGGGTGTGTGCTTATAGGTATCATTTGCCCGTCAATCGTTTCCATGCGATGAGACTTTTCAAACCACCGTTTCCAAATCCAATGTTCCACATCTTGCGGGTTCATGACAAGTATTACAATGTTTGGGGTGTCAGGCATACGAATTGATTCGTCAATGGTATCAAAGTCTTTTTCGCTTACAAATTCTTCAGCCTCATCAACGATGAACACGTTTAACGCTGGTATTGATTTTAACTTTGCCGTTTGGTTTCCAGAACTTGTCTTGATGCCTGAGAAGATTATTTCACTTCCTGTGACCTTGTGGCTTATTTGAGCGTTGGTCATTTGAAATTCATCACCGACGCCTAACAAGTCAATCTTTTCACGGAACTCAGGTATAACGGAAATGTTAGCACTTGATAAAGTGTAGCGTGTAAAAAGTACCTTCCAGCCTTTGTTGGCTAAAAGCATGTTACAAGCCCAAAGCCCCACGGTAAATGACTTTGCCGAACCACGCCCCCCAGTGATGAGGAAGTAACGGGTTCGAGGTTGCCAAAGAGCTTCGTACTTTTCACTAACCTTTATCTGCATCCTTTGTAAATATTATCGTTGGCACGGTGACCTTTTCCCCTTGCGTCGTTATGTCAATGTTTTGTTTGCTTTTACCGTATGCACGGTCAAGAAGCAACTGAGCCGCCTTAATGTCACCCTTTGCCGCCTGTTCCCTTAGCTTCATGATAATCGCCTCGGCTGCGGTTATACCGTCCTTTTCTTGCCCCATGACATTTGCCATGATAAGGTCAAGGGCTGGGAGTTTTTTAGGGCGTCCTGTTCCAAATGTATTGCCTTTTGGAAATGGTTTTAAGTTATCTTTATTCTTTGGGTTATTTGCCATAATCACGTTTTTATCGTGTTTAAATTGAGCGCAAGGGTCGGATTCGAACCGCCTATTTCAATGCTGGAAGCATCGCGTTTATCCTGATTAACTTCTTGCGCATTTTTAGGATATGGTTTTGATAATGATTTACATAAACTTATAATATTTTTATTTAAAGGATATATATATTTATATTTCCCTGCTTTTTTTCTTTTTTTAAGTTTTTTATAATCCTGAGCGTTTAATTTTTCGCTTGGAGTTCTATTATGTGACCATCTTCCTTTATAAAAAACCTCCTCTCCACTACTTTTTATATCTTCAACAAAATACCAGTTAGTCGCTTGATAAATAATACCTAAATGCTCTTGCCCTTTATCAGCATAAGATATTAAAAGTTTTACAGTTGGATTATATTTTTTTATTAATTTAATTGCAATGCTCATTGCCTTAGAAGTGCTTTCTTGTTTACCATTTAGAGCCATTCTGGTAAGTTCTAAATATTGACCATAAAACAATCCAAAAGGTCTACCCATATAAGCACCTGCACCACCTCCAAATAAAATTACTCCGCACCATTCATTATTATCATTAAAAACAGAATATCCAAAGTATTGAGCTGGAACAACTTTTGAATAATGATAATTCAAACAAGCATATTTGATAGCTTTAAATGATGCAATTTCTAATCTCATATTTCACCCGCGCTAACTGAAAAATATGAACCCTTATATTTTCTGTCTAAAAGTTCCTGAATATCAATCTCAGCCTTTTGTAATTGCTCAGGACTTTCAAAAGTTATTTTCATTGTTGCTGGTTTGTTTTTTTCCTCACCTATTAATTCATCATACGTTGGTTCCGTGTCAAACTGCGGTATATCCAAGCCCCATGCTTCTAAGTCAACAACCTCCCAATCGTTCGCCAACGTGTCCCAGTCCCATTCGCCAAAGGCGACGTTATCCGCAATAATAAACCGCTTCTTTTCGTCCTCGGTTAAATCGCTGCTTCGTTTTACCCATGCCTCTTCCACGTCCGTGAATCCAAGTTCTTGCAAA